TGCCTGATTTTCTCCTCCTAGACGACTTTGAGACAAATAAGACCAAAGATAGCCAAGCGTACACAAAACAGGTTATAGACCACATTAGCGAGTTCAAAGGGGGTCTAGCTTCGACGGCACGGGTTCTGTACCTCGGCAACTATATTACGGAGTTTGGAAGCATCCAGTCGCTGATTGACCGCTCTAAGGGTGACGACCGCCTGTTTGTGCGTATCGTTCCCGTTGAGGAGAACGGTAAGCCTACGTGGCCAGAGAAGTACACAATGACAAACGAGGAGGCTGAGGGGACGGGTAAAGTGTCGCTTGAAGACAAGAAGAAACAGTTGGGTTCACTCGTCTATTCCGCTGAAATGCTCAACCAACCTGTCGACGAAGCGAGTGCGAAGTTTTTCCGTAAGTGGTTCAAGACAAAGCCGATGGCGTTTGTTGAGGGTTTGCGCACACGTAAGTTCGTCCTGATAGACACGGCACTCTCGAAGAATGCGACAAGCGATAACACGGGTATCGCGAAGATATGGGTAGACGGGCAGAACAACTGGTACGTTGCCGCGCGAAAGTATCGTATAAGCCCCAAGACGTTGATAGACCTGATGTTCCAGTTCCATGACGCTGGCTTTGAAAAGATAGGTATCGAAAAAACGGCGTATTCCGAGGCGATAGAACCGTTCATCCAAGAAGAGATGCGTGTTCGTGGTAAGTATCCGTATGTCGTGCAGTTATCTCACGGAGGGGTGAACAAAGAAGTACGCATCGAGGGTCTCGTGCCTAAGTACGAAACGGGGCAGGTATACCATATCGAAGGCGAGTGTGAAGATCTGGAGGACGAACTGCTCAAGTTTCCACGCTCACCACACGACGACGTGGTAGATGCGCTGTCGTACGGCCTCAAATTGTGTGAGAAACCGTTCCCCGTGACGCATGGGGAGCTAGAACCAGTAGAAATGTTGTACGCAGAAATCGGTTTATAAGAAATCTCGCTCGTTTCGTGGTATCATAGCGAGGGGATTTACTACTTACACGTCTCATATGATGAAAAAAGGAATGAAGATTGGTGATATTTACGCGAAAGTGAAGAAAGCGGTGATGCCGAAAGCGAAACCCGCACCGAAAAAGAAGAAATAACTATGACACAAAAGGTGCGAGACGCGATTGTCGCGCAAGCACTGACAGAAATCAGTACTTCACGACTCTATAAGCAGGGAAAAACAACCAACTGGAGGCTCAACGAGATGCTCTACTATGGAGCACCGAAGAAGCTGGCAGAATCACGGGCGAACGTCCGTCTTTCGCGTATGCAAGAGTTTGTGCATACGCTTCTCTCGAAGATTGACAACCCACTCGTGTTTAAGTTCGTCAAACGGAAGAACTCGCAGACCAAGCGTGTGAACCGCTTAAACGCCCTACGAACGATTGACCAGTCAACGGACGACTGGGACATCAAAGACATCGTTGGAAAGAAGCAGGGCATCATCTACGGGCGTAGCGTGTACTGCTACTACGCCGACAGCGTGGAGAAGCGGTATCGCGCTCACCTTGAACCTGTGGACGTGTATGACTTCCTCGTCGATCCGATGTGTGGCGGTATCGACATCGAAGATGCACGCTACCTTGGAAGCTATAACGTCGCGCTTGATAAGCGTACACTGAAAGAGGGGGTAAAGAGCGGTCTCTACGAGAAGAAAGTCGTGGACGAGCTTATCTCCGGTGCAGGCAACATCTCGGAATCTACGCAAGAGCAGACCAACAAACGGTTCCGCGAGGATGACATCAGCGTCATCAAGCAACGCGAGGCGACCTATACAGACGTGTGGAAGTTCTGGCGGTGGTTTACGACCTATGAAGGCGAACGGTACTACCTACTCATGACGAACAGCGGAGCGTGTATCCGGTGCGAGAAGATGGCAGATGCGCTTCCAACGGATGAGGAGTACCCACAAGGTCTCTGGCCGTACTGGACGTGGGCAGCGTTCCCTGACCTCACGGAGTTCTGGACGCCAAGCTACTGCGATTATGTGCGTGAGATATTCATGGCGCAGGACGTATCCGTGAACCAGATGCTCGACAACGCGGAAGCGATTAACAAACCGCAGAAGGTGGTGAACGTCCTCGCGATTGAAGACCTTGCGGAACTGAAGTACCGCAGAGACGGCGTGATTAAGGTGAAAGGCGACGTAGACGCGAACAGAGCGCTCCAAATCATCCAAACGCCAAGCATCAACACGCCTATCACGGTGTTCAACCTCCTCGAAGGTATCCATGAGAAGGTGTCTGGCGTGTCCGCGCAAGCAAAAGGCGTGGAAGACGTAGACGGCAAGGTGGGTATCTACGAAGGGAACCAAGCGGCAGCCGCTGACCGCTTCGGGCTTCTAAACAAGTCGTATGCCTTCGGATATAAGCGGTTTGCTCGCCTCTATGAGATGGGTGTTCGCGAGAACCTCATCCGTAAAGTCGCGATTGAGGTCATGGGACCAAACGGCGTGGAGCTGGAAGAGGTAAGCCGCAAGGACATTTTTAAGAAAGGCGACCACTTCGGCGTGATGGTGGAAGCGTCGAACGCAGAAGTCCTCCAATCCGTCCAAGAACGAAGAGCAAAGCTGACGTTCCTCTCCTCGAAGGCGCAAGATCCGACGTTCAACAAAAAAGTACTCAATGAGATGCAAGCGGAGATTGTCGGCTTCTCGCAAGACCAGATTGACCGTCTGCTGGATGTGTCCGTCTACGGCAATAGCGAGCTTCTTACGGAAGCAGATGCGGACATTGAGGCGATTCTTCTGAGAGAGGATATTCGTCCAAATCGTCAAGCGAACAACGCGTATAAGCAGTACCTACTGAACTATATGGCGTCGCATGACAGGAACCTGACCACGGAAGATTTCGCTCGCCTTGCCGCGTATATCGACTCGCTCGAGCCGATTATCATGCGGAACGAAGCGCGGTCACTCCAAGCGCAGGCAAACGAACGGATGATGCAGGGTCGAGGTGGTGGTATGAACCCGAAAGAGGTGGATGAGACGGTGCCAGAAGAGGCAGAAGCTAACCCAGAAGAAGTATTCCCAACTGTATGATTACCTACACCAAAAAAGAACAGGACGGCAAGGTTATTATCGTAAAAAGCGGTCATGAGCATGAGTTCACCATGGAGGAAATCCGCTCGCACATGGCGAAGCTGGACAAGCTCGAAAAAGAGCTGACCGCACAGGTGAGCTTGGAAGAATCAAAGATGAAGAACGTGGAAGAGAGCCACGAGATCGTGAAGACTCTCACGGATGTTCAGCTCGTCGCGTGTAGCATCTACGACAAAGCGAAGGAAATCAAAGCGAAGTGTGAAGCAAAACTCGCGGAGATTGCCGAGGCACGGAAAGAATACGCGGAAGACATCGAAGAGATTAAAAAGCAAACGGGCGTAGAGCTTTATGACGGAACAACAGCACCTACAGAACCAGCTCTCGAAGTTTAAGGGGCTAGACGTTCTCGCGCATACGGACGGAGGCAAGACGCTGCTTGCGTCGCTTCGTCGAAGTATCGCAAACGACGTGGAGTCTATTATTTCGCTCGTAAAAGCGGATGAAGTAAGCCTTCGCGTGGCGGTCGCAAAGCTCATGAGCGACCTTACTATTTACCGCCTGTTGGTGAATGCAGAAGAAAATGTTAAAATAACCGAGGAAGAGCTTGAAGCCCTTCTTCAGTCTGAGAAAGAATCTTGAAGCCACGCAGGAGAACACCTGACGACAGTCGGGTGTTCGATGCGATGCTACAACATCGTTTTGCTCCTAGGTCGAGCTATGAAAACCTCGTCTGCCTTGACGTAAATCTGGTTACGTTATGTCCGAACTTGAGACAAACATTGCTCCCGAACAGGAGTCGAAAGATGTTCAACCACCCGTAGCACAGGAGACCATTGGAGACGCGATGCAAAAACCGCAGGAAAAGCAAGAAACCGTTCCTCTCGCTGTTTTGATCGAACAGAAGAAAGCGAACAAAGAGCTTGCAAAACAACTCGCCGAGATGAAAAAGTCCGTCCAAGACGGCGCATCAAAAGCAGAGATGTCCGAAACGGTTAGCTCCCTCGTCGAAGAATATCCTGACCTAGACCCGAACTTCCTACGGAAGCTCACCTCGTCTATTGCTGCCGAAGTCAAGCAGGAAGCAGAAGCAAAACTCGCCGAAAAGCTCAAGCCCATCACCGAACGTGAAGAATCTTCGCGTATCGAGAAGGTTTTTGCGGAAAACTACGAGCGTGTTCTTGCGGAGCGTCCTGAGTTCAAAGACGTGGCAAATCGAGAAGTTATCAAACAACTCTCCCTTGTCCCTGGAAACTCTAACAAAACTTTTTCCCAACTTATCGAAGAGACCTACGGGCATGTGATACAGGGGAAAAAGGGACTAGACGCAGGACGAGCAAACGCGGGCAAAGACACTGAAGTCAAGCTCGACGTCGAACGTGCGCAGAAAGACCCTGAATATATGCGTGAAGTACAGGCGAACCCTGAACTCCACAAACAATATAAAGCCGGTATCCTCTCCCGAGTCTCGCGATACCTCTAAGGTATGGCACTTACAGACTTCAAACCCCAATTTGACGAAGCGTATCAAGAAATCTTTCAGAAAACATTAGTCTCCAAAGAAGTCGCAAACACGCGCTTCAAGGCGAAACTCTCCTATGGAGAATCCGTAGAGCGTGTGGCGTATGACATCACGAGCGTTCGCGTGCGTGCTGTTTCTCGCGGAAGCGCATCGACCATCGACTCCATTACGGACTCCTCGGAGCTTTTGACGGTAAACCAAGAGTATGAAGCAGTGTTCCACGTCTCCGACGGAGAAGTGAAGCAAGCAGGTCCGCTAAACCCTGGCGAAGTCATCGGTGGAAAGGTTGCTCACAAAGTCGCTCAGCACCTTGATGCTACCTTCTTTGCGGAAGTGCTCAACGCTGACCAGACCTTCGACACGGGTGACCTTACGACCCTCGCTTCCTCTGGCGTACCATTCGCAGAATCGGCATCCAATGTGCCTATCATGGGACCTCGCATGGCAGCAAAATTGCTCCGCGCGAACCAGACCCTGATGAACCTCTGCTACGTTACGGACTCTTACGGTGCTGCTGGTATCGAACAATACCTCAACTCCAAGGACATTGACCTTGCAGGCGTGACGTTCAAGAACGGATACGCTGGTCCATTCAGCCGCGCTGAGATGTATGTCTCCGAGAACCTCACGGGTACGGCTGTTCTTGGTCTCGCAACCCAGCCTACAGACGGCGATAAGGTTGTTATCAACGGCATCACGTTCACCTTCAAGACGAC